TTCAGTAAGTTGGTTCGTAGTCGACGGGAATATGTCAAGCCACACTTGGTCAATAAAGTCCCTGTAATCTTGTGGCCATACACTGAGACCTTCAAAGAATTTCCTCAAGGTCTTGTCGACTATTATAGTCCAAGCTTTAGCCCTCGGCAGTAAATGCTTATATAGGTTTATAAAGGCCATTATGGGGTATACACCACCACGTTTAATTTGGCCTTTTCGCCCTCGCCCAATTGATACTCAGTAAAAGGTGAACCGCTGCTTGTAACCTCTACCGCTACGCTCGTAAAGGTACCATTTGCGGCACTGACAAAATCGTCTACGATAGCTGATATGTTATTGACTGTTATTTTATCAGTTCTAGGCGAGACACTCAAGCCTACAATGAAGGGCTCTCGCTCTAGAAAATAGGAGGTCAAACCGGCATCGATGTCCTGCTTTACCTGGGCCTCATTATCCACAACTAAACCGGTTATGTCTACGTCAAAGCTAGTCCGCGTTATGGGAAGAGAATTTACAAAAGCCAATACCGGCCGGCGGGTTGCTTTCCCATTCTCGTCCAGTTCTATAGAGTCCTTCACTGCCTGCAATTGCGGTGCCGTAGGTATCCCGTCCGCACTTCCCGAGCTTTCCGGCGTGGCTTCGCTGTACACGTCAACCTCGCCAGCATCGCCCGTATACGGGTATGCGTTAATAATCCCGGGGACTTCCTCCGCCCATGCTTCATAGTCCGCCAATGCGCCGCCCTGGGGCTTCTTTTGAAACCTATCTATAACCCTTTGTCGGTACGCGTCTACACTCTCGCCATCTGCGCCGGTCGTAACTGTAGAATCAACCACGGTATCCCGTGCCACATTATCGACGGGCGAGACAAAACTAATTACGGAGCCAAGGTCTAGATTACCTATAACACCCCCGCCGCCCGTATTATCCGCGTCATTGACCGCCAAAACATTGGCCTGTATGGTCGCGGCGTCTAGGGCCACATCTGTAGTAACTGAGTACAATACTTGATTGGCGTTACTGGTTAATTGCGTTCCGGCCTGTAAAAATCCGGTTTGGTTCTCGACTGTTACGTCAACTATCAACTCGGCATTAGTGGCGCTTGTTGGATCACCTACGCCTATCAAACGTCCCCATTCTAAAAGGGGCTGCAGTATCCTACCATTGATAGTAGTCGCCGTAAAAGTTGCCGAGGTGACGAATATTTGAAGGAATATAAAAGAGGCGTACTTGTAAAGTATAATTATTACGCCAGATAAAGCTTTTGCCAAGACCCTTTGAAAGGCTTTAGGCAGTAACGGAATAGCCTGATTAAGCGCTAACTCCATCTGCGATATGATTAAGTCTTTTATCTCTTCGGTAGTGGGTACATTTAAAGCCATTAACTCGCCATAGCCTCCCAATTTTCTGTAAATTCAAATTCTGACTGTATGCCGTTCGCCTCTATCTTGATACTCAATTTAATCTTATTTAAGGCCGGAATACTTGCGATAACTTCCACAAGATTAGCCGCCTTAATGTCTAGTAAGAATTGGAGATCTGCGAGCGCTGCCGCTTCTATCCGTAATAAATTCCCACTAATAGCCGGGATAGAGTGCAATAAATACTGTGTTTTGCTCCGGTATCTTTTGGCCGGGTCCACTTCTCCTATGTTACCCCACCACGTAAAAGTGGTGTCATCTTCTCCGGGGTCCTCATCATTTCCGCCAAAAAGTGCGGTGTATGCTGCAGTCTCAAAACCACCCGTCATAGTCAAAAAACCGCCGGTGTTATCGATCTCGCCATCGTCGACAGTCTGGCATAAGAGTACGTCGCCATCTAAATTATCGTTCATTATGTAAGGCCTCCGGTACCCGGTAACGTCGCGCCGCCAGCTTGTACGCCTGGCGTAGTCACTGCCACGTCGGCCGACAAGATAGCGTCCTTAATAATGATGCCCATTTGGTCCGCGAATTGATCTTGATCGACAGTCCCCGCAAGTGCATCGTCATACAAGGTTTTTAAGGCCGTTGCTATTGTTGTCGCATTAACCGCCATTAGTCAAATAAGTCTCCAAATCTAGTTTTAACACTCTCCAAGGCCGTTATGCTGTCCGGGTCTAATTGATGGTTCGTAGGACTTCCAAAGGTTTTTATGTCCTGTACGGCTTGTATTAGATCTTCCATAAGCGTAAGTAAAGAGGCCTCGACCGTATTACCCATCTCTATAGTACCGTCATTTTTAAGCCATATAGTGGCTATTGGTACGCCCGCGCTATCTCGGCTGTAAAGTCTTTTCTCACCTTCCTGTGCGGTTGGTGCGTTAACCTGATCAATGTAACCTAAAGCGACCCGGCTTCCGGTGCCCTCTTTGGTCGAGGTGTAAACCAAGTCCCCCGCAATGGGTCGGCTATCGTCCCCAGGAGGGCCGTATTGCTCCATTATGCTGTTCTCGCCCTTAGTCAATTCGACTTTGGATTCAGGAACACTTACGCCGTTTTTAATAGTTGTTAATACGGCTAATAGACGCGCTAATCTTCCCACGGTAGGACCTCGGGTATCTTTCCAGAATAAGCGCCTGGTAGTACTAACTTCATAACCGTTGTATCCTTCGTAGGTGTTCTGGTTAAAACTACATCTTTTATTAATAATTCGGATGCATTATACACCATTAAACCAGGCGCTGTCATCTTTATAATTTGATTAGGTTTCCAGATATCTCCGTTAGGATCACGCCACCCTTGAAGAGTGATACCCCACGATATGGCTTTTCCTAACATAAGACCGGTTTTAGCTAAGACGGCGCCCTGTAAATCCGCGCCCGCCGAGTCCTCCATTTTAAATACGTAAGGTCTTTCCGCGCCTACAAAATCAACCTCTCGTGTAACTTGTTCCGCGTCCAGGCCTACAAATGTAGGCGCTTGCCCTGACACTGAACTAAAAAGTTCCTGACCGCTATAATTGGCCGTCCCTGTAAACATCGGAGGGACACCTTGGTTTAAAGCTGCTATGGGGGAGCCTTCGTTAGCAACTTGGAATAATAAGCGCCCCTCGGTATCGTCACTTATAAGAATTCCTCTTTGTTGGGCTAATTTAGATAGCCATTTAAGGGGGTTATCCGATACACCTAAAGAAACAGAGTCAAAAACCGCCCCCGGGTCGACCGTAAAAACTGGGGGTTCTAGATCAAAACCGCCCGTTATGATGGTCGCAAGTTGCTGGATATTCCTATTGTAAAACTCTAATGGGTACTGAGTTATGTTTTTGTTACAGTCGTTTATAATCCCGGCTTTTCCGTAGGCGTTCACGCTCACGCTGTTGTTCTCCGGGCCTAAGGTGGGATTAGGTTGAACCATGGTACACTGTTTGACAAGCTCGCCGCCTACATACAATGTAATATCTTTATAAGTTGCAGGCCTGAAAGCATTTCTAAAAATGGCATTATCTGACTCGAAAAGACCCGCGAGGGTGAATTGGGTCAAGGACTCCATACTTAATTTAATAGATGCTGAGTCCCAGAATTTAAAGCGGTCGCCGTCTATTAACACGGCCACTTCGTTTTGATCGTCGGCTTCTATGGTAAGGGGTACGTTAGACATAATATGCCACGGTACGCCCTGCCGGCAACTCTATTATCTCATCGCCTGTAAAGTCATTCGACTGTATAAAAAAATCTAGTTTGGAATCGGTCTCGCCGTAAAGCTCCGCCGATAATTCTAGTATGTTTCGGGTATTGGGTAGGGTAATAAAACGTTCCTGGAGAAGAGAGAAACTTAATTGTACTAATCGTGCCGCACCCTCCGACACGGCAGTAAAGGCCTCTTGATACGTCTCTCCGGTATCAAGAACATTTAAGGCACCTTCTACCCCTAAAGGGCCGCTTACGGTATCGCTTAAAGATTCCCTGTTTAGATCTCCCCACGCGTTCACCTCGTCAAATAGATCAAGGACCCGCTCGGCGGCTGTAAGGGCTGTAGGCTTATCGGTATACTCTTCTATAAGCGTCGACTCTACCGAACTTACCGAGGCGCTCAGTGCTACAAGGTTTAGTACGGCAAACTCATTCTGACCCCTGTTATCTATCTTAGAGGGCTGTATTATTTTCCCGGTACTCTGTTCTACATCGGTACCGATTATGGACGATATCAAATTGCTAAAAGCATCTAGCTTATTAATTTGGAGTAACACAAAACTAGCTACCTGCGCCGGTATTTGAGTTAAACGTATTATAGAATTCGCAAGCTCTAAAGGCCTATTTATAAGCGTATCTATGTTTGTAGTTATCTCATTGATGATTGCATTAAATTCGCTTTCAAGCTCTGTACTTTGCTCTACTATGGCCTTCATAGTAGAATCAATAGTTTCTACCGCACCGAGTACTTTATCCTTAAAAGATACGGTTTCACTGCTGGTTACAACAGAAACCTTATCTGCAAAGGTACCTGCCGCCGATGTTCCGTAACCATTGATTGCAGAACTAACAGTCGAAAAAGGGTCTTCGTCTGGTTTTGGCAAAACTAAATCGGCGATGGTCTCCCAGAAATCCACAACTAAAACAGCCTGGTTAGCTGCAGACTTTAGGGCGTCTATGCGCCTTATAGATCCGAAAGGAATAACCGTCTTTGTTCCGTATACCGGATGTTCTAAAGTTCCGGCGCCTGGTTCCTCAAGGGCTGCATATAGTGTGTCTGCGCTCTGGTCGTAGTTATCCCCTGACAAATATATCGTCATGGGGTAGTGCCTGCCGCCCAATCCTTGGCGTTGTATGTACGCGCCATCTACATCCGGGAAGACGAATTTCTTATCATTGAATTCCGTAGTCATGCTTACGTCTTCGAACTCAAAAATAAACCTAACCCCCGAGGCTGGGGTGTATGCTGCTTGCTTCAATCTATCTTGCCAGGACATTAAAACGCCCCTCCTATACCCACACCTGAAGACGCAAATTCCGAGCTATCTACAAGCTGTAGCCCCATTGATGGGCTTTCTAAATCTTTGGTCAATTCCGCGCGCCCTGTCTCGTCTTTGATAACTATCTCGCCGGTTGTGGTCTGTCGGCTTTCTAGAAGTGCGCTCGCGGTTCTATCTCCCGCGGTTACTAATTGAGGTGAAGCGCTGCCGCCGGACAATCCAAAACCTAAAGAAGGTACTTGGCTGGATATCAAACCCTGTTCGGACTTGTGACCGTTGGC